TGCTCCGTACATTCCGTTGATCCAAACTCCTTTGGTATACGATCCGGTCAACTTTACTCCACGTCGTGGTGTAATGACCCGTTATGCTAAGAAGATGGTTCGTCCAGAATTCTACGGAAAAATCTCTGTATCCGGTACAGCAGATCTTTAATTCTGTTAAGGATAACACAAAATTTAAGAGGGGTTCGTTTGAACCCCTCTTTTATTTATAACGATTACTATAAGTAATGTATATTTATAGACATGAACGAAGAGAATAACGAAGAGAACGCAGAACAAAGTGTAGAATTAGAACGAGTTAGGTGGGATGGAACATTAAGTTCACCCATCGGAAAAACTCCTTTTGGTTTTTTTGATAATGATCAGTCGTTTGTTGGATTTGCTCCAAGAGCAGCTGATTGGGCAGCTAAAAGACTAGGTCATCCAATCGTTGATGTAGAAATGATTGATGTACAATTTTATGCGTGTTTTGAAGAAGCAATTACTGAATATAGTTCACAGGTAAATCAATTTTCAATTAAACAAAATTTATATAGTTTGAAAGGAACTACCACAAGTGTGAATTTAACAACTTCGGTTATGCAAACCCAACCTTTGCCATTTTATTTAAAACTAGCCGAAGCATATGGAGCAGAAGTGGGTACGGGAGGTAATGTTGATTGGAGAAAGCAAAGTTTGAAAGTAAAATCGGGTGTACAAACATACGATTTACAAGGTTTATTTAATCAATATTATATTTGTCCAAAAACAGGTGAAAAGAAAATAGAACGAATTGAAGTTAAAAGAATTTGGCATCATCCACCTCCTGCTATGAATAAAATATACGATCCAATGTCTAATTCTGGTATGAGTCATTCAAATTTATTAAGTGAATTCAATTGGAACGGAATGTCTCCACTTGGCACTCAATTTTTATTAAGACCTGTAAATGAAGATTTAATGAGATTGCAAGCAATTGAATTTAATGAGCAAGTAAGAAGAAGTGCGTATGGGTTTGAGGTAATCAATAATAAATTAACCATTTTGCCAGTTCCCAAAAAAGATTTCACCTTGTGGTTTGATTATGTGTACAAACGAGAACGAGATTTAGCAGCTGTTCAAGGTTATGTGGATGCTGATGAATTTAATACTATACCAAAAACACAAACTCAAATTGACGAATCAACCACACAACAAGTGGTTTCAACTGAAACGAGACAAGGGTTGGACGATGGAACCTGCCACACAGAAGACGCACACAAGACATCTTCAGTTGGATGTGACTCAAGTGTAACTGATGTTAGTAATGCTCCATATGAGTTTCACAACTTTGGTTCGATAAATGATGTAGGAAAACGATGGATAATGAAATATTATTTATCTTTGTGCAAAGAACTACTCGGAGCAATTCGTTCAAAATATCAAAGTATTCCAATTCCTGGAGGTGAAACTTCATTAGATGGTTCTGAACTAAGAGCAGAAGCACAAAATGAAAAAGAGCAGTTGATAACCGAATTACGGGAAGATTTAGAAGTTACAAGTCGTAGTACAACGAGTGAGCAATTAAATCAAGTTGCTGATAATTTACAAGAAAATTTAAGAAAAGTACCAAACTTTTTATACATAGGATAATGGAACGATCAAGAGGGAGATACTTTTCACGTAGAGACGTCCGTTTTATGAACAGTTTGAACGGAGAGTTGATGTTAAATATTATAGAGCAAATAATTGTTGTATATAAAATAAATCCAGATCAAACTAAATCTACAATTTACGGAGAGGCTATGAACAAAGTTTACTACAGTGGTGTAGAAACAAGTTGTTTAGTAGAATCTGATCCACAATCAACAAGTTACGAAGGATTCGGACCTGATGTCAAAAAAGGAACTATATTCAGATTTCATCAAAAACTATGCGAAGCAAAAGAGATATATCCGGAAATTGGAGATATCGTGATGTGGGAAAATACATTTTTTGAGATTTCAAATATAGTAGAAAATCAATTTTTGGGTGGACAACCAGAAAAGAATTATAGTTTGTTGTGCAACGCACATATGACACGTAAAAGTAAATTGAATATAGTACCAAGAACTCAGTAACATGGATTACGATAAAGTAAACAATCCCTTTATTACGCTTAGGAATCATAAAACCGATAAAGAATTTACGGTTGACTTGAGTAAGGATGTGCCTAATGTTTCAAACGATCCAAATATGTCCAATCTTAAAAAATCAAATCATGCGTTGTATTCTGATAATCGTGCGGATAAATTAAGATGGGGAGATGATGTTAAAACATTTGGTAACTATTCAATTACTTTGGTTGATATAGATAATATAATTTATGAATATTTTACTAATGTTATTAATCCAACTGTTATTGATACAAACAATTCAAAAATAAGTGTACCTGTTAGACACGCATCACCCGAGAGGTGGAGTGCAATTCAAAGTGATGGTAGATACAGAGATGATAAGGGTCAGTTACAAAGACCCATTATAGTTTTCACTAGAACTGGTGTAGCAAAAGATGATTCATTTGTTACATTTAATAAATATTTGTCTGTTCCTGTGGTCAAAAAATTCAGTAGTAAAAATTCATACGATAAAATAAGTTTATTAAACAATGCAGAGCCCTTACACGAAATACATAACATAACTTTTCCTGACCATGTAGTTTTGACATACGACTTTACGATAAACACGGAGTATGTCGAACAAATGAATCAGTTAATTGAAACTATAAATTTTGCGGATAATGATTATTGGGGTGATCCTGCTAGATTCAAGTTCAGAGCAAATATAGATTCTTTCTCCAATTCAGTTGAAATGCCATCTGACGATGATAGATCAGTAAGCTCAACTTTCACTTTAACTATAAATGCGTATTTACTTCCATTGGTTTTCAACAACCAAACAAATGTAAAAAGAGGACTAAGTACACGAAAAGTAATGTGGGGAACTGAAGCACAGAATGTACCCGTTGATGAGTTAGGAAAACCAATCAAGCATAGTCAGTCTGAATTATCACTTGATTTTAAGAAAAAAGAAAACACAACAGAAAAGAGTGTAGTGTTAAACAGAAAATCACCAAAAGTTTATTTAACAAAAGATCAAGGTGATACATTCATTGTCCGGATTTGGAAAGATCTTCTTGATTATACTATCAACATAGAAGGTAGAAACTTTAGAATTAATATAGATGACTCTCATCAAAAGATAATATGGGATGTCGGTTCGTCTGAAATAGAAATTACATCCAACAATCAATACAACATTGAAATTGATACTGGAAGTGGAGTACGTATAATTACTAAAAATGCATTGGAAGTTTTGCTGATAAAATTTACTTAATATTATTATTGAATAATTGGAATTTATTTGTTACCATAAGTTTATGGAAAATAATCAATGTAAAATTACCGAAGACGAAAAAAACGAATTAGTAGAATTAAATGCAGAATATCAAAATCTTCTTTTGTCAATGGGTGAACTGTCAGTAAATGAAATCACTTTAAAGGCAGAACTTAAATCAGTAAGACAGACCAAGAAAAAATATAAAGAGTCACTTAACCAATTTAAGAACAAAGAGACTATATTTTCAGATAGACTAACAAAAAAGTATGGTGCAGGAGATTTAGATATTTCTTCTGGAATATATGTTAAAAGTTAGTATTTTAGATAAATATTAAATTTTGGAATTTTTTAACTATATTTATTTTAAAAGTTTCATTTTTTAACCATTAACAACTCAATATAGGAGAAACCCAAAGATGGCAGAACGTATAGTAAGTCCGGCAGTATTCACCAATGAAATAGATTCAACTTTCTTGGTTGAAGGAATTTCAGCAATAGGTGGTGCGATTGTAGGCCCTTTCACAAAAGGTCCAGCATATTCACCAACCGTTGTAACAAGTATTAACGAATTAGAAGCACTGTTTGGTGTTCCACAAGGTATTTATTACCAACCATTCACCGCACGTGAATATCTTCTACAACAAGGAGTTGTCACAATTGTGAGAACTGGTGCTCTTGAAGGGTGGTATAATTTACAAGCACTTGCGATTAAAGCAGAGTTTGTTACCGCAAGTCTTGATCAGTCAGATATTGCAGAAGGTGACATTCCAAAAGATGCAGTAATTGGTGTATTGGCAAATACTTTAAAAGAAAAAAATAACGATGGATCGTTAATTTTAAAACCAAACTTGGCATCTCCAAGACAAACAAGTATCGGATTCTACGGATCATATCTAGCAGATGATGATGACAACCAAGTTACTGAACTTGAACTGAGTAGTGAGAATACAACGGGTAAGTTAGTGTTACGACAAGTTTTCAATGAACAAGATAGTGCAACGACCAACAATGAACTTGAACCAACTGAACTTGGTTCGTTTACATTTAGTATTGATCCAGCATCTCCTAACAGTTTACAAAATATTTTTGGAAGAGCACCACAAAGAAATGTTAAACCTGCGTACTTTGATTCATACTTTGAAAGTACACAAACAGAAATCTTCAATCTTATGAAACCTGTTGCTGATGGGGGTGTGGCTGCAAAGTACAAATTTTCAATTGAACTAAGTGATGACTTCTTGAACTTCTCTGATCAATTAGGAGATGCGGATGGTGATGGATATCTTAATTATGATGACTCGGATTATTCGTATCCTGCATACGATGGTGCTGGCCAAGGTGAACACGCTTGTCGTCCCGCAACTACTCCATATATAATGTCACAAGAAATTAGTGGTTCACGATACGAACTGTTTAGATTTCATACTCGTAGTTTTGGTGGTTCTGCTAATCGTGAAGTAAAAGTTGGTATTTACAATGTTAAAACTCCAGGAACTCTTGACGGAACTGATTATGGTTCATTTAGTGTTGTTGTTCGTGGTTTTGGTGACAATGATAAAACTCAAGATGTTATAGAAGATTTCAGAGATGTAACGCTTGATCCATTGAATGCTAGATACCTTCCACGTGTTATTGGTGATCGTTACACATTTATTAATAACGATGGTAAGATCATTGAACGTGGTGATTATTTAAATGGAAGTGATTGGATTCGTGTTGAAATGCCAAAGCAAAGTATTGCTCCTACGCAATGTATGCCTTACGGACACACTGCTTATCAATGCCCAATCGGAGTTTTAGATTTACCAGAACCTAAATACGCATATTCTTCTCAGTACTCACGTGTACCTAAGAGATATTTCTGTGGTGCAGTATTCAACGAAGATTCACCAGACGGAGTTCTTAAAATTCCTGAGTGGAGTAAAGATACAATTGAGTTATTTTCTCCAATTCCTGAAAATGCCGGATTCGCTGGTGTTGGATTTTTCATGGATAAACCTGGAACTATTCACAAAGATATTGACGGAGATATTCAAACTGAAACATTTGTTCCTATTCCAACTGTACCATCAAGTGCAAGTGAAGAAGCAGATGCACGTGGTCATCGTAGATTCTTAATAGGATTTCAGGGTGGTGAAGATGGAGATTCTCCTGTTTTACCAGTTCTTCTCGGTGAAGATATTCGTGCTGACAATGTACAGGGAATGGATTGCAGTAAACGATTCACATCAGGTTCACAAGGTTATGACCGAGCATTTAAAGCACTTAGCAACCAAGACGAGTTTGATATTAACTTGCTTGTAACACCGGGTCTTTCATTAGACTTACACAGAAGTGTTATCAACCTGGGTGTTGATTTGTGTGAAACACGTGAAGATTGTTTTTACATTCTTGATTGCGTTCAAGCAAGTGGACAACCTGGATTGGTAGATGAGGCAGTATTACAAGCATCAACTATTGATAGTAATTACGCTGGGACATATTATCCTTGGGTTAAAATTATTGATCCCGCAACAAATGCACTTCAACCATTTCCACCAAGTGCCATTATGCCAGCAGTATATGCGGCCAATGATAAAACCGCTGCTGAGTGGTTTGCACCTGCCGGTTTAAATCGTGGTGGTCTTGAAGGAGCAGTAAGTGTGCTTGATCGTCTTACATTCGCAGAAAGAGATACTCTTTATGAAGGTAAGGTTAATCCTATTGCTCAGTTTCCTGGTCAAGGAATCGTAGCATTCGGTCAAAAGACTCTTCAAAGAAGATCATCTGCACTTGATAGAATCAATGTCAGACGTTTGTTGATCACTCTCAAGAAGTTTATCGCAAGTACATCACGTTATTTGTTATTTGAACAAAATACCGCTGCTACTCGTAACAAGTTCTTGGCAATCGTTAATCCGTACTTGGAAGCAGTTCAACAACGTCAAGGTTTGTATGCGTTCAATGTTATCATGGACGAATCAAACAACACACCTGACTTGATTGACAGAAACATCCTCTACGGACAAATCTTCTTGCAACCAGCACGTGCAGTTGAGTTTATCATACTTGACTTCAACCTCCAAGCAACTGGTGCCGCTTTTGGGTAAGAAATTAAAATTATAACTTAAAAAACAAAAAACCCTTCTTCGGAAGGGTTTTTTTGTGGATATATATTTATAGTAGAATGAATCAAAGTTTAACAGATATAGTAATTGAAATTCAGTACGATGAATTCGTGTCGTTTGTAAACGAACACAAACTAACGGAAACTACTCAACTACTAAACGAAATAATAATACCAGGTAAGTTAAAGAAAGCTTGGGGATTCATAAAAGATTTAAAAGAAAAACTTTCCGTAAAATTAAAAGACTTGGTTAAGTTGTTTATGGATAAGGTTGTTTTCAAGTTCTTTGCAAAAATCAAGTTCAGCATGGAGTATCTGTTCAAACTTGTTAAGAAAGGATTCAAAGCATATAAAGAAGTAATAAAAGCAATTGGTGAATATGTAGCAAGCACTAAGGTGGGAAAGTGGACGGAAGAAAAACTCAAAGACTTAGACTCATTTCTTGCAAAGCACCCACGAACCAAGAAAATAGCGGGATTGGCAGTTGCCGGTATACTCGTTTATATTTGGTTAAATATGACATTCACAGGAAATGCAGATTATGACTTTGATATGGGAGACATGATTATGGCTCTCGGTGGAGGATTTACATTATCAAAGCTATTTGCTGGACCAGAAGGAATGGCATTGCTGACATTGTTTGCAACGGGTATGTTAGGTTTATCATTTCCCTGGCCAGGACCACAACATATGCAGTTTATAGGGGCAGTATTATATGGTTCAGCAAAAATAGTTGGAAAAAAACTAACCAAGGATAAAAATAAATAAATATATTTTTTGTTTAAATAGATATTTATCAATGTGTTTTACAAAAAAACAACTTTTCAAAAATCAAACCGATATTTATTAAAATAAGTTACAACCTAAAAATTTGGAGAAATAAACAATGGCAGAAGTAATAGATGTAAACGAAATGTTTTTTACGGCATTCGAACCAAAAACAGCAAACAGATTCATTATGTATATGGACGGATTACCCGCATATTTAATTAAGTCTGTAACACGTCCTAATCTTAATATAGATCCAGTAACAATCGATCATATTAATATTAAAAGAAAACTACGTGGTGGTAAAGCAGAATGGCAAGATATCACGATGACACTTTATGATCCAGTTGTTCCAAGTGCCGCTCAAGGTGCAATGGAATGGATACGTCTCTCACATGAGTCAGTAACTGGTAGAAATGGTTATGCCGACTTCTACAAGAAAGACATGACAATCAATTTGCTTGGTCCTGTTGGTGATAAGGTTGAAGAGTGGACAATCAAGGGTGCTTTTTGTACCGCAGTTGACTTCGGTACATTAGACTGGTCAACAGGTGATCCTTTGAATGTTAATTTAACTGTTGCGTATGACTACGCAATTCTTCAATACTAAGAAGAACTTAATAACTCGGTTGTATTTAAAAAAAACTCCCTTCGGGGAGTTTTTTTGTTTTTGTATATATTTATTGATACAATGAAATCTGATAAACTTAAAAATCAAATACTTGATATCTTTGAAGAGATAAAACAAGATACTCAAAGTGAACTGCAATTAGAAGGTCTAAGTGGTGCATATGCAAAACTTGCCAAATTCTTAATTCAGCAAGTAAAAGGAGGAAAATTTCTGCGAAATTATGACATTGACGATAACGTAGGAAGAATGGTATTTAAAACTGGTAGTGGCAAAAAAATAGTTTTTAATGATATGAAACTTGGTGTAACTGCAAACAAGACTTGGAAGGGTAGAAAAGATAGTGAGTTTTTCAGTTATAAAGATCACAAGAAAATACTAAGTTTTGCTCTTGCGGATATTTAATAAAAAAACTCAGTTTTCCTTTAAATATTTTTTTCTTGTATATGTATATATATTGGTGTATATTATACCAATATTTTAAAAAGGTTATAATTTTATGGAAAACGAAGATAGTATTAAAATCCCAGACGAAGTTCGTCAAGCAATGAAAAGTGATGGACCAACCGCATCTGAAACACAAAACGTCAGAACCACTGATGCAAATGTACTTAAACAACAAACTGACACTGTTCAAAAAACAGAATATCCAAGTGAAGTTGTAGATTTACCAAGTAAAGGATGGTTTTATGATCAAACTTCACCACTTGCAAGTGGTCGTGTAGATATCAAGTACATGACTGCAAAAGAAGAAGATATATTAACAAGTCAAAATCTTATCAAAAAAGGAATTGTTCTTGATAAACTACTTGAGCAACTCATTATTTCTCCCGGTGTCAAACTAGATGATATTTTAGTTGGTGATAAAAACGCAATTTTCATCGCTGCACGTGTTCTTGCGTATGGTAAAGACTATAAAATTAAGTTTAAAGACCCATCAACTGGTGACGATGTAGAAGATACAATTGATCTTACTAAATTAGACCCACGAGAACTTGATTTTGAAAGTTATACACGTGGTGATAATATTTTTGAATATACACTTCCTCATAGTGAACGAGTAATTCATTGGAATCTACTCACCCATTCAGATGAACAAGCAATTGATGCAGAACTCAAAGGAATGAAAAAGTTTACAAAGAACAAGAATCAAACATCAGAAGTCACAACTCGTTTAAAGTATGTAATCAAAGCATTAGACGGAGACGATGATCGTGCTAGAATCAAAAGTTTTGTAGATAAAGAATTGCTTGCCCGTGATAGTTTGGCATTTCGTGAACATATCAAGGAAAATACTCCTGATTTAGATATGACATTTAACTTTGAATCGGAAGACACCGGTTATACTGAAAGGATGACGATCCCATTAGGGGTCGACTTTTTTTACCCTTCCACCGGAGTATAGAATAGGACTTCACGAAGAGATTTTTAATCTCTGTTATTATAGTGAAGGTGCTTTTAATCAAAGCATCGTATACAATATGCCCATCTACTTGCGTAGGTTTTACTCACGAAAATTGTTGGATGTAAAAACAAAAGAGTCTGAGCAAGTAAAGGCACAGCAAGCAAAAGCAAAAACATCTGCTTCTCCTCGTTCTAAACCATCATTTAGGTAGTCGTTTTTCCACATAAATTCCCACAGACATATATTTATACATGGATATATGTACACTCTCTGGAATTTATATTATGGAAAAAAAGAAAATTAACAAAAAACAACCTTTAAATGAAGAGCAATTAATCAACGAGTTCTTTGGAAAATTGGTAACTGCAATTTTTAATAATAAAGCAAAAAAGTTGTCAAAAAAAGCATTTAGTGATCCACGATTAACTAACCTATTTGACAAGTATGTTGAAGATACAAAAAAGTTTAAAGAAGAATTAAAACGTCTTGGTCTATCAAGTCGTGAAGATTTAAAAAATGCTATAAATAAAAATCCAAAACTTAAACCATTTGTTGATTATTAATATTTAACTTATGGATATTTTAGACGTAAACGATTTTACAAGCCAACTGCAAAAGTCGGTTAAGGATAATCTTACGCCTGAAATAACAAAAGTAAATGATCTTACAAAAGAATTTAAAAATTCTGTAATTGAAGGAAATTGGAGTGTTGCAATCGATTTAGTAGGAAGTGACAAAGTAAAGCAAATCAATACAGAACTTTCAAGTAGTAGTGCTTACTATGAAAAAATAAAAAGTGAAACTGTATTAATAAACGATAAATTAAAATCTGCAAATAGTGCATCTGAATTACGAAATATAATTTCTGATAAACAATTAGAGTTATCTCAACGAATTGCAAATGTAAGTGATGCAATAACAGTATCCAATGAACAAACAATTCCATCACTTCAATCGCAAATTCAACAAGAGCAAACCAAGTTATCGTTGCTTAATTTAAATGATTCAAATTATGCATCTCAGTTAGATACTGTAAATCAATTAGAAGAATCTCTTGTGCAAGAAAACACACGAACCGCAGATTTGATAGGTCAACAACAAGCACTTACCAATTTAAAAGATGTAGAATTACAAAAATTGACGGACATAGTTGAAGGTGGTGGTCAACTGTCTGGAATTTACACAAAACTAGGTCAGTATAATGCCGACTTAATAAAATCATCCGAGCAAAATTTAGAAGTAAATAAAGACTTACGAGATGTTATGTCGGAGATGGGTAATAATAAAAAAGAACTTATAGATGGTGCTAAAGACGTAATTGATGAATATACAGAAGGTTTAAGCAAAATTGGGCAAGGAATTGAGAGTGCATTTTCTTCGTTACCTGTGGTTGGTGGAATGTTGTCTGCTATGGTAAAAGGACCACTTGAAGAAGCAACTAAAACTGCACAAGGAAAACTTAGAGATGCGTTGATAAACTCGGGTGATGCTACAAAAGCATTAACAGATGGAGTTTCTGCATTCGGTGCTGGTATCGCAAATATTGGAAAATCAATTGGTGGTCTTTTGGTAAATCCAATATTTTTGATAATAGCTGCATTTGGAGCATTTTTGATGTTGCTTAAAAGTGCATACGATGAAATGGGTAAAATAGAAGAAGCAGGAAGAGAGTTTAGATTTTCTATGGGAGCATCTGCTGAGTCCACTTTGCAAATGCGAGATATGATAACAGCAAATAGAAATGAATTTATAGGATTTGGTGTATCAATCGAAGATTCAACAAAAGCAGCTTCTGCTCTCGGAGATGTGTTTTCAAGTCATCACCATATACAAAAAGATACACTTGATACTGTTGTATTATTAGAAAAACAATTTGGTATAGCTGCTGAATCTTCTGCCAGTGCAATCAACAATGTAATGAAAATCGGTGGTGTATCGGCTGCACAAGCAACTAAAATAATAACACACGCAGGACAAGTTGCATCTAAACATGGTTTAAACTTTGCCAAAATTATGGATGATGTTGCTAATGCAGGTGATGATGTTTTATTGTTTTCCGGTGGCTCTGCTAAAAATCTTGCAAAAGCAGCTGTTGAAGCACGAAAAATGGGAACTTCGATTGGTGAAATGGCAAGTGCAGCTGATAGTCTTTTGGATTTTGAAAGTAGTATTAATGCACAAATGCAAGCAAGTACAATGCTTGGACGAAATATTAATTTAAATCGTTTAAGAGCTCTTGCAATGGAGGGTGATGCAGAAGGAATGGCAAAAGAACAATTACGATTATTAAAAGAACAAGGAGGAATTCGTAATTTAAATAGATTTCAACAAAAATCACTTGCCGAAGCAATGGGTGTTGAACTAAGTACACTTTACAATTTAGAAAAAACAGAAAATCAACGAGTTCAAAGACAAGCAGATTTGAAAAAACTAGCAGCTGAAGGAAATGCACTTGCAATAAAACAACTAGCGGATCAAGAAAAGAAAGTTTCCGAGATACAAAAGTCTTCTTCTGAAGTCCTTGCAGAAGAACTCCGAAAAACACAAGAACTTGAACAACAAAAAGCAATGCAAGACCAAATGAATAAAGCAATGCTTGAATTAAAAAAAACTTTAATACCAGTTGTGCAAGATTTAATGCCAACATTTTTAAATATCGCAAAACTTCTTCCACCGATATTCAAAGGAATTTCAACTGCACTTGATTTTATAACTGCTCCGTTTCAATTAATTGTGGGATTACTAAATTCAATTCAAGATGGAGGAAAATCATTTTCAGATATGTTTAGTGCAGATTTGGGTGGTATTTCAAAACTTCTTGTTGGTATTATTGGGGTGTTTATGATCGGTAAGAAATTACTAGGAGGACTTCCTAATATATTCACAGGCATTATTGATAAAATCAAAGGTGGATTCGGAGGAATCATGGATACGGTTAAAAGTCTTGGTGATGGAATTGGTGGTGCGGTAAAAAAACTTGCTGAAGGATTTGGATCAGCACTTGGTTCTCTTGGAACGGGTATATCAAATATAGTAAAATCAATTGGAGACGGAATTGCAGGATTAGCAAAAGGAATTGGAAAAGGAATTGCATCAATATTTGATGGAATAGGAAAAGGAATTAAATCACTTGTAAA